GATACTTAATTCAACATCAGCAGACACTGGTACAATTAAGTTTCGTGTTAAACAAAAACGTTAATAATTAATGTTGGACAGATGAAACAAACTGAATATGAAGAAAGACTCTTAGAATGGTCGAACTTCAGGAAGTCATTAGAAGCCTCTAATGACCCACTACAAGATGTAATAGATTATTATAACCAGTTTCCACAGGTTAGCATACACACAGACCCTTACAGCAAGGAGACGTGGCCAGATCCATGGGAATTAATACACGAAAATGAGTACTGTGAGTATTGCATTTTACTAGGAATGTGTTATACTTTACAATTAACCGATCGGTTTTCTGGAGTCAAATTTGAGATACATATAACACTGGACGAAGATAATAGTCACCATTATTACCTTTTGCATGTAGGTGATAGAGTACTAGGATACAACAAAGAGAAGCACATTAATGCAACAGAAATTAAACAAAATCTTATTTCGCAATCTGTCTTCCAGATGCCAGCGCGACAATAAATATCAGCAACAAACACACGAATAGGAGAAAAAATAGATGTCAAACGGAATTATGGTTGTAAAGCGTAATGGTACGCAAGAAAGACTAAACATTGATAAAATTCATGTTGTAGTCGCAGAAGCATGTGAAGGTCTAGCAGGGGTTAGCAGTTCACAAATTGAGATGAATGCTAATTTACAATTTTATGACGGAATGAGTACAAACGAAATACAAGAAGTGTTAATTAGATCAGCAAACGATCTAATTAACTTAGAAACACCCAATTACCAGTATGCCGCGGCGCGGTTACTATCTTATTCAACTAACAAAGCAGTGTTTGGCGAGTACGCCCCAATCACACTAATTGAAATGATTAAGAAAAACATTGAACGTGGATTATATGATCCAGCTGTTCTAACTGATTATTCTGCAGAAGAACTAGAACACCTTAATAGTTACATGCGGCACAAGCGCGATGAAAACTTTACATACGCAGGACTACGTCAAGTAGTAGACAAGTATCTAGTACAGGATCGTTCAACTGGCGCTATTTTTGAAACTCCACAAATTATGTACATGATGGTTGCGGCAACATTGTTCGCACAGTATCCTAAAGAAACACGTATGCAGTACGTAAGACGCTATTACGATGCAACATCATTATTTAAAATTAATATTCCAACTCCAGTTATGGCAGGTGTGCGTACTCCAGTTCGTCAGTTTGCAAGTTGTGTGCTTGTTGATGCAGATGATACACTTGATAGTATCTTTGCAAGTGATATGGCTATTGGCCGCTACACTGCTCAAAGAGCAGGCATTGGCATTAACGCAGGACGAATTCGTGGTGTAAACGCTAAGATACGTGGTGGCGAAGTAGCACACACAGGTATTGTCCCGTTTATGAAGAAGTTTGAAGCAACAGTTCGTTGTTGTACACAAAATGGTGTGCGAGGCGGCAGTGCTACTACACATTTTCCGTTGTGGCATCAAGAGATTCAAGACATCCTTGTTCTAAAGAACAACAAAGGCACCGAAGACAACCGTGTACGCAAACTAGACTACAGCATACAGTTAAACAAAACTATGTATGAACGATTGTTATCTGGCGGTGACATAACTCTATTCTCGCCACACGAAGTACCTGGGTTGTATGAAGCATACTTTGGCGACCCAGCACTATTTGAAGAACTATACGAGAAGTATGAACGTGCTACAAGCATTAAGAAAACTAAAGTATCAGCAATGGATTTGTTTAGTGCGTTAATTAAAGAACGTGCAGAGACAGGGCGCATTTATATTATGAATGTCGACCATGCAAATACACACAGCTCGTTCAAAGACAAAGTGTACATGAGCAACTTATGTCAAGAGATTACATTGCCAACTAAGCCACTTAATCACATTGATGACGAAGAAGGCGAAATTGCATTGTGTATCCTTAGTGCTATTAATGTAGGACTTATTAAAGACGTAAGTGACTTAGAAGAACTATGTGAACTAGCAGTACGTGCGCTAGAAGAAATTATTGACTATCAAAACTATCCAATAGCGGCTGCCGAGAAGTCAACTAAAGCAAGACGCAGTTTAGGTATAGGCTACATTGGCCTAGCACACTTCCTTGCAAAGAATAAAGTAATGTATGCAGACAAGCAAGCATGGCAATTAGTACACGACTTGAGTGAAGCATTCCAATACTACTTGCTTCGTGCCAGCAACAAATTAGCGCAGGAGCGAGGTGCTTGCGAGTACTTCCACCGCACTAAATACAGTGATGGCATCCTACCTATAGATACATATAAAAAGGATGTTGATACTATAGTGGAGCACAAGTTAAATTATGATTGGGATAGTTTACGGAATGATATCAAAGAGCACGGATTACGGCACAGCACATTGTCAGCACAAATGCCTTCAGAGAGCTCATCCGTTGTGTCAAACGCAACAAACGGAATTGAACCACCTAGGGGATACTTGTCCACTAAATTATCCAAAAAAGGGCCTCTTAAGCAGATTGTTCCACAGTTTCAGACTCTAAAGAATCACTACACATTGCTATGGGATATGCCTAACAACACGGGCTACATCAATGTCGTTGCAGTAATGCAAAAGTTCTTTGATCAAGGCATCAGTGGTAACTGGAGTTACAATCCTACACAGTTCCCAGACAACGAAGTACCAATGAGTGTAATGATGCAGGACTTACTAACAACTTATAAGATGGGTTGGAAGACAAGTTACTATCAGAACACATATGATTACAAAGTAGACCCAAATGAACTACCAGATGACACAGCATTACCAGCATTACAACGATCAGAATTTTCAGGTACTGACGACGAGTACGATGAATTTTGCGATAGTTGCGCAATTTAAAGGTTGACGGACACGCTCGGATAGCGTATACTAGTTATATAATAAGGAAAGACACACACATGGCTAAGACAGTATTTAATCAGGAAATAGTAGATTTTACAAAGCAGGACATGTTCTTCGGAGCAGACATGAACACACAACGTTATGATACGTTTAGGTTTCCTGTTTTTGACAAACTTAATCAAACAATGCTTGGTTACTTTTGGCGACCAGAAGAAGTAAGTTTGCAGAAAGATCGTGCAGACTTTGCTAACTTCCGCCCAGAGCAAAAGCATATCTTTACTGCTAATTTAAAATATCAAACACTACTCGATAGTGTCCAAGGACGTGGTCCATGTCTAGCATTTTTGCCGCATGTGTCATTGCCTGAACTTGAAGGGTGTATTGTTACTTGGGACTTCTTTGAAACAATCCACTCGCGTAGCTACACACATATTATGAAGAATGTGTACGCTGATCCTGCAGAAGTGTTTGACACTATTCTAGACGATGACAAGATTATTGCCCGTGCAACTAGTGTTACTAAGCACTACGATGCGTTTACTCAAGCCGCTGATGCATACAATCATCGAGGTGAAGGTAGCATGGCTGATGTAAAGCGTAAGTTGTACATGGCAATGATGACAGTGAATATCTTAGAAGGCTTGCGTTTTTATGTAAGTTTTGCTTGCACATTTGGCTTTGGAGAACTAAAGCTAATGGAAGGTAGTGCTAAGATTATTAGTCTTATTGCTCGCGATGAGGCACAGCACCTAGCGTTATCAACACACGTATTGAAACTTTGGGCACAAGGCAAAGACGATCCAGAAATGGCCGGCATTGCTAAGGACTGCGAAGAAGATGTATATGACTTGTGGCGCGAATGTGTTGAAGAAGAAAAAGATTGGGCCGAGTATTTGTTCAAAGACGGATCGATGATTGGTCTTAACACTACATTGCTTAATCAATATGTAGAGTACATTGCAAACCGTAGGTTGAAAGCACTTAACCTAACTGCTATATTTGATCAACCAGTTAATACTAATCCGCTTCCGTGGACTACACATTGGTTGTCAAGTTCAGGCTTGCAAGTTGCTCCACAAGAAACTGAAAATTCTTCCTACATTGTAGGCGGCATTAAACAAGATGTAAGTACTGAAACACTTAAAGGATTTAGTTTATGATTGAAATTTGGGGAAAGCCAGCTTGTCCATTCTGTGATATGGCAAAGGCACTATGTGAAAAAAGACAGTTAAAGTATACCTATAAACAATTAGGTACAGACTTTACTCGCGAACAAGTGCTGGAATCATTTCCAGGAGCAAGAACATTTCCTCAAATTAAAGTACATGGAACTAACATCGGTGGATATGATAAACTTGCACCATATTTAGAAGACACTAACTATAACGGAACAGGACACTCACTATAATGATTATTGAAATACCCTACAAAGTAGGCGACAATGTAAGTTTTAAACTAAGCTCAGGTGAAGAAATTATCGGACGCTTAGATTCTGAAACTGCAACGTCATACACAGTTAAAAAGCCAATGGTATTAATTATGCAAGAACAAGGACTAGGACTTGCTCCTTTCATGTTCAGCGTATCACCCGATGGTAAGTTTGTATTACAAGCTAATTCTGTGCTTTGCATGGCTAAGACCGAAAGTGAAATTAGCAAGCAGTATACTAAACAGACATCCGGCATAGCATTGGTATAAGGAAATAACAGATGCCCGAAGTAACTAGAGTAGGATTAGACAAACACACTGGACACGCAAGTCCAACACCTGGTGCATTCCACCAAACATCATATGCAACAGGATCACCTGATGTAAATGTAAACGGTGCAAAGGTTGTTCGTGTTGATGATACTACTAGTTGTGGAGACCCTGCAACAGCAGGAAGTGGTACTGTAAAGGTGAATGGTAAACCTATTCACAGGAAAGGTGATGCTACTGGAGGCCACGGAAGTTGGGTTCCTAATACATCATCAGCTGGCAGTCCTGATGTAAATGCAGGTTGACAGAACACTAGGAAGGTGTTATAATTATATTACTAACAACAATAGGAGAAGTAAAATATGAGTATTCATGAAGAAATCGTACAAGCATTTAACAACTATCTAACAGAACATGATAGCTGGGAAGATAAGAGCGT